CATATGATCTTTCAACATCTTCGGCAAATCCAATTCATCTGCTTTCTTAGCAGACTCTTCATACATTACGGTGAGATATGTCTGCAATGTTTCATGAAATGCAGTACCGAACAATGTATGAATACTTTGACTGAAAGTACGTAAACCTTTTACATATGCCAATTCCCATTGCTTCGGACATTTCGAATACATTGAAAACTGTGAATATGAAATCTTACGTTCGCCAGGAAGACGTTCTCTCTGATTGAACTTAATTAAATTATGCATATACTAAATATATGTACATACATTTAAAGAAACAAAGCTTTGTTGTACTTTTATACAGCTCCGCCGGTAGATGCTTTAATACCCA